GGCGCGCGCGGCGCTAGCGACCACCTGATACTTGCCTGACCTGCGCGAAAGCGCGGGTCTCGCCGACGCGCATCAGCGTCCGTACTTCGAACAATTCACCCTTTAATTCCCAGCAAGGTCAAACACCATGACAACAGCAATCGCAGCGAAAACGGCGCACGCCATCGGCATCGAGCGTGCACGGCCAGGCAGACCAATCATTCAGATTGAAGACCCATGCATTGTATCCATCCGTGGCGGCACCGTCATAACCGTTGAGGGCGAGAAGGTCGCTTTCGGACGGGATACGCAAATCGCTTCAGCGCCGTTCATTGCAGGCAAGGACTATGCAATCGGCATCAACAGCGAGGGTGAGCTGTACATCAAGCTTGCCGACGAAAACCCGTTGAACGGCAAGACCTTTGCAGGTTTCCATTTTGCACCAAGCGGCAACGCAACGGCGAACAGTGGCGGCGACGGTGTTCCGGCAATCACCCCCTATTCGCTTTGGGATATCGGTTTCCGGC